CAATTATCCGTTCCTTCTCTTCATCTCTTCTTCCTGTCTCTTAACTTCTTCTTTAACCATCTCACAATAAATATCCCGCTCAAATGGCATCAATGCCTCAATGTCCTCAATCGTACCAAATTTATGATGATAACATAAAGAAAACACAATCTTATAATGTGTCTCTAACGTCATATGATTCAGTAAAATGGAAAAAAATCTTCTAACCGAGACAAAACTATCTTCCGTTCCGTTCCTTCCTTATTTACATACTCAATCTTATGATATAACCCTGGCAAATTTGTAACAAAATCCATAATCTTTTCATAACTACCAGCAGGCAATCCTTCAATGAAGTCTATAATCTCTTCTCTAGAACTCTCATCACACTTATATACTTGATCAGAATCATATATCTTACTTAAACAATGATATACTAATTCCTCATCCAAATCTAAATCCTCATCCCGATTCAAATAAAATGATACCAATGGATATCGCATCTCTACAGCAACAGTATCCGTAACCTTTATAATTTTATTCACAGATTCTGGAAACTTAACTTCTAATGTATTCAAATCAATGTCAAATTGATATATCTTACCATCACCATGATCTTTATATGCAGCCTTCGCAATATTTGATACTGAATTTGCCCGAATCTTAAGAAACAAATACTCTAAATCAAATAAACAAAGCATATCTACATTTTCAGAGCCAACAATACAATTGTTCACAACTTGCCGAATAGCTTCAATATGATCTCTTGATTCAGTGGATGATTTTGCGATAAGAAGCAATTTTTCTTCTTTGACTGTCATCGGCCGAACTTTAAGTCTTTTTTTCGTTGATGGTATAAGCAAGTCAAACGTCGGTTGATTTATTTTTGGTAAAGCCATGATTTATCTCTCTCTCTCTCTATTCTTCTATATTTTATTCAGGCATATCAATTTCTTCTTCAGAATCAGAAGGCCTAACATAGTACCAGTCTACATAAGTCATCGTAACGGGAAATACTGCGATATTATTTGTATCTCCCCAACTCAAATCTATATCACCTACTGCCAGTGGAAATGCTTCACGACATACAATCTGAAGTGTTGCTTTACCTGATTCATCATACATCACGATATTTAAATCTGTAACATAGTTTTGTCTATATTCTAATTCATATGGGGCCGCTCTTGTTATCTGCCCAATTGGAGTATTCAGAGAATCAATACCATTTCTCATATCATGCGGAATAATTGCTTGTGTCCATGTATGAAAGAGGTCCCAATTATCTTGTCTAACATCAGACATAATACCTAATGATATATCTTCAAATGCTGGTCCAAAAGGTCTTTTTTCAGCAGGTCCGTATGTGTATCTTCTAACTTCATTTGAAGCCATCGCATAACCAGGTAGATTTGCGCTCATGGCCCAGAATCTCAGAGAAGCGATTGTTTCTTGTCTTCTGTTTACAAGAACTCTGGGTGGTGCAAATGTAACAAGAAACTTATTTGTTCTTTGAAATGATTTTTTAAACGCAATTCTTGATTTAAATTGCTCTACGTTGAAAGGCATTATCCTCCCCTTATTTTCATCTTGGATTCTTCCCAAACAAATTCTTTTGACTTCTTAACAAATCGTTCGGTTGGTAACAGTAGAGTAAATCCCCATTCCTCTGGTGGTATAATCATAATTTGAGATGTCAGATGAGTTGTTAAGTATCGTTTCATGCATGGTTTATAATAATTATTTCTCATCAGATTTTTTTCAATAGATTGAGCAAATCTAAAGAGGGCAAAAAGTTCTTCTCTTGTATAATATTCATTTGGTTTTTTTCTGCTATTAATTTTTTCGTGAACTTCTTTATATGCTTCATCTAAAAGCTGTGATCTTAGCATTGGAGGTAAATAATGAAGATTTAGACCTAAAAATCCATCATCATAGATATTAATAGGAATAACAAGAGGAAATGTGTCATAATATGGCAATTTCTCTTTCCATTTTGGATTATATGAGAATGAGACCATACTTCCTAAGTATTCTGGCTTCATATTTGTAATTTTTATAGGAGGTGGTTTACCACCAACACCAGGCGTGGTATCTCTAGAATAAAGATTGCGAATCAGATTTCTAAAGGTCTCAATTGCTTTTTGGGCTGCGAGTCTTAGAGATCCTGTTCCTATTATTTTTTTAAGATATTCTCCAAAATTCATTGTATTCCTAATTCCTTTTCTGTTAGGACGACAAATTTCCAATTTCTATCTAGGCAATAGGACTCTGCTGCGATCCATTTTGCTTTATTTGTTGCGTATGTTATGGCTTCCATGAGGTATCTTTGATTTTGTTTCTTTGTTTGTTTTGGTGGTTGTGTTTGATTAAAGGGTTTGATTTCAATCATCAGAGTTTCTTCTATATCTTTATTTCGTTTTCTGACAATAAAATCTGGAAAGTATCTATGGACTTTATTATCTTTTGGTGATAGGTATGGAACAAAGATTTCTTCACTTTGCCACCAGATAATATCAGGGTGTTTATCAAGGTAAGTCATCATTTTTAGTTCCCATAAAGATCTATATATGATTCTTGTAGGATTACCTTTATATTTTTGCGGATGAATAGGTTTAAATATTCCTTTATATGCTGGCATATGGTTTTATTAATCTTATAAATAGAGTACAGCCATTTTGGCCAAAAGAACGCTTTTATAGAGAGTATTTATGTCTTTACCTGCACATCTACAAAATGGATTATCATCAGATGGTTTTGGAATTAGAACGGTCGATCAATTTTCTGATGATAGAGAATCTTTTAATTTAACCAGAAATCCTCTTATTGCTTCTGGAAGTAGTTCTCCTGTCATAGATGCGATTAGTACTCAATTAAGAAACCGTAGCGATTTGCCACAATATAGATTTCCATTAGATTTGCCTAAGTATAATTTTACAATTATTCAGCACGCATCTCTTGCTAATCCAGTGGCAAATCTTAATAATGTACGACGATTTATAACAAGTGGATTTAGAAGAGAAATTGGGCCTGTGACAGGAGTATACAGACTGCCTTTGCCGACAAGACTTGTAGATTCTCATCAGACACAGTTTGCTGATATTGCCCCATTAGATGTAGCAAAAAATGTGGCAAAAATTGGATTTGGATTATACAGAGTAAATAGAATTGCTTCTATTGCCGCTTCTTTGAGAATGAAAGAGAAATCAAGAGGAAGAGTATTAGGACCCAAAAAAGCACGAGCAAGAGCAGAAAAAATTGATGATCGTGCGTTTGAAACAATTGATAGTAGAATCAAAAAGGTAGAAGAGTCGGGTGGGATTATTGATCTTATTGGTGCTTTATCTGGTGTTAAAATACAAAATGCGAAAGTTGTTTCAATCACAGACCCACAATTCAGAACATTTGCTTTATCTTGGAATTTTATTCCTAGATCATATAAAGAATCTTTAGAAATTCAAAAAATATGTTATAATCTAAGAAAGAATATGACTCCTGTGAGAGTAGATAGGTTCTCATATGTCACTGTATTTCCTGCTGTTTATACAATGTTTTTTCAACCAAATGTTCAGTATTTATACAAATTTAAACCTTGTGTTTTAACATCAATAACTATTGATTACAAAGGAGGATCAGGTGTTCCTGCTTTTTATAAGCCACAAGATGAAAAAAATCTTCAATCTTCTCCGCCTGAATCTATTATTTTAAATACAACATGGTTAGAATTGGATTATTTTGTTCAACAGAATTATGACAATGACATGGATAATACACCTGGCAATGAAGATTTGCCTTCTAATGATCCATATGGATTATTAGAAGACAGTTTTACGTTTAGGACATCATAATGGACATATATTCTAATCAAAAATCTGGTATTGCGATATCAAGAACAAATGGGTTATCTCCTGATACTCCATTTGTTCTTCAAAATACTTTTTCTAATGGATACACATTACCACGAACAAATGTTAATACATCAGTAGAAGATGATATTATTAATAAAGTGAAAGCAAGAAATCTTAAAAGGTATCAATTTCCCGCATCGGACTTTCCAAAATACAATTTTACACTTATTGAAAATAATGTGAACGTAGGTTTAGGAGAACGTGGTCCTATTGGAAAATTGACTCCGGAAAAAATATATAAATTTCCTTTGCCTGATCCAATGACAGATTTATTTTCTGTTCAATATAAAACAGATTTTTCTTATCTTAATGCTATAACAGGCAATCCATTGGTGAGAGGAGTAGGAGCTGCGGCATTTACTGCTCTTGCTGCTACGCCACAAGGTCGAGCCATTATCGCAATATTGGGAGCAACATTGGGAGCAACAGTGGGAGCATCAATTATATCAGGAGGAGTAAAAGTTAATACATTTAAAACAGTAACACTTGATTCTCCTGAATTTAGAAACTTTGAGTTAAATTGGAAATTTGTACCTAGAAATTATACAGAAGCAAAACTTATTCAAGCCATTGTTACTTCTCTTAAAAGAGGGTCTGCACCTCGTTTTGTTGAGTTTGTGACAGGAAAGCCTATTCCTGGTCTTTTTAGATATCCAAAAGTATATACAATGTTTTTTCAGCCTAATGTTCAATTCTTATATAAATTTAAACCTGCTGTATTAAGAGCAATATCAATTCATTATGATGGCGGATCTGGAGCACCATCTTTTTATAGACCAGAAAACGGTGTTGAGTCACAATCTCCTGTTGAATCAGTGATCATAAATACAAATTGGCTTGAAATAGAATACTGGGCATCTGATAATTATAAAGATGATCCTAATATTAAAGGAATGCCTTCTCCTAATCCACTGGACGCAATAAATGATTTTAAATATATTCCATATGAGTATCTTCCTGAACCAGGAGGAGGAGCAGGTCCCATAATGCCAATACCAAGATTAGATGGTGAAAATCTGAATCCCAATAATCCAGGTGGAGAATATGGAACTAGTGCATAATACAACCATTAAAGGAAAATAGACATTCAAATGTCAAGATATTTTGAACAATTTCCAACCAGATTCTATAAAGAATTTGATAAAACATATCTTTGTAAAGATATTACCAGAAGAGTTAAAATTGAAGATTCTCAACTCAATTCTCCATTTCTATTCTATCCATATGAAATATCCAATAACCTTAGATCGGATCTTGTTGCCGAATACTATTATGATAATAGCCAATTAGATTGGATGATTTACTTATCAAATGGAATTATTGATCCATATTATGGCTGGTACCTCACACAAGATCAATTAGATTCTCTCATTATCCAGAAATATGGTTCTATAGAACAAGCGTTTAAGAGAATATTATTCTATAGAAATAATTGGGCAATTGATCAATCTGAAATCACAGTTTCATATTATCAAAATACTTTACCTTTGTCTTGGAAAAAATATTATTCACCAAATTGGGGACCTAGTAATAGAATAACATCATATTCCAGAAAAAAACAAGATACGACAACAAATACAAATAGAATTCTTCAATATTCTATATCAAATACCAGTCCCTTCGCATTTCAAT